GAGTTAGTGGACAATGAGACCACTGACACACAACCAATTGATCCAAGTACTTACACATATGGTCTCAGTGAGGGTGAATCAATTTCATTTCCAGTCCATTCTGACACAAAATAAAAAACTCAGCTGAGTTGCTGTGCCAATTCACAAACTGTCCTCATTTCGCTTGAAGTGGGGTCATTTTCGTGTATTATAGAGGTATGAATAAATCAAACCTTCAAGAGTTTTTTCCCTCACTCCTTCAAAAGGGTTACAGCGTCCGTGAGATCAACGAGTCTTGCAAGCGTCACCAAGAACGAGTCGCCCCAGATTGGTTCAATGGCACATACGCCGAGTACATGGACGAAATGCACGATTTTCTCAACGGTCTCTAAATGTCAGTTTTACATCACGAGTCCATTCTAGAGGACTGCTATCTAGAAATCCTTGAAGAGTTCAGAACTGATCTACTCTTCATGACACAGGACCAGATTGATGAGATGGTCTACAAACGATTTGAAGACAGGTGCCAATAGGCACCTCTTTTTTTGCATATGCGAGGCAGCTGGAATTTTTTGAAGACAGTTGACAAACTGGACTTTTTTGTTGCATAGTGTAACGATTCGTGATTTTGTCAACCCCTTTGCGTGTATAATTGAAGGGTTAACACGCAACGCATTTATGCCAAGCACAGCAACTGTTTCAACTGCACCTAAGAAAGCATCACGCAAACCAAGGGCAAGAAAAGCAGCGGCAAAGAAACCTCAAGTTTCTAAGGTCACCGTCACATCCTTTAAAGGTGGCAAGGTTGTAGCAAAAGTTACAACGCTCAAGCGTCCCTCAACTGCTAGATTAATTTCAGCGGATCGCTATCTCAAGGACATTCAGACACGTTGGCAAATCCACCAGTTTGAAATCCAAGAATTAGGAAGGGACTTGAGAAAAGGATTTGAGTTTGTCAAACCCTACCACGCAGAGGCAGTGAAAACAGTCAAAGCATGGACAGTCTAAAAACTGACACACTCCACCCCCATTAGGGGGTTTTTTATTGCTATCATATAGAAGTGAGAGGCAAGGGTGAGCGACCCCAGAGGAATATGCTCTTTAAGGCGAACCTCTCTCACATCACACTATCGGAGAATTTATGCCAAATTGGTGTCACAACAGAGTTTCGTTCTATTCTGAAAATGAACAGGACATCAACAAACTCTATAAGATCTTCACATCAGAGAATGTGTTCAATCAGATCCTACCGTCACCAGATTGGAAAAACACACCCAACGACAAAGGTGAACTACCACGCACAAGGGAGATGAAAAACCCACAGGGTGAGGTGTTCACAACTGTTCAAGAATTTCCAGACGGCACACAGGATGCAAGATGGTATGATTGGCAGGTCGCCAACTGGGGAACTAAATGGGATACTGACGCAGAGTGCGATCACTTAGAGAGCAACTGTTTTGAATGTGAGTTTGAGACTGCATGGTCACCAGCAGAGGGAATTTATTATGCAATTCGTGAGCAATACCCTGATGTTGAGGTCTCGTGGTTTTATGATGAACCAGGAATGCAAGTTGCTGGATACTTAGGACAATGAACCAGTTTCGCATTGAGTGTTCAGAGGTGAACTATTTCACAGTTCTTGTTGAAGCAGACACCGAAGAGCAAGCAAGGGAACTTGCCCATGCTAATATCAATTCATTTGATATTGAGGACGAGTACACCTCAGAATGGTCTATTGAGACTGTAGAGGAATTATGAAAAATTCCAGCTGACCCGTAGACAGTTTACAAAGTGTCCATTCAACCCCCACATGGGGGTTTTTTCGTGTATGATTAAAGAGTAAAGCAATTCAAGGTTTTTATGTCCTACAACACCGATTTCGTTGAAGCACGTGCAGAGGACATTTTTGAAGGTTGGGTCAAGTCGTTTTTTGTTGACCTCACTGACTTAGATGAATCAGCACTTTACGCCCTCGCTCTAGATACCGCAATAGAGGAGGCAGTTTGAGAAATCTTTCATTGACCGAGGCAGAAGAAACTGCTTTGGTCAATCTTTTTTTATTCGTTCATGATTTGGGTGTGCCGCCACACCTAGAGGAGGATGAAGCATTTGACACACTTTGGGAAAAGGTGTCCGAACCCAGTCCATTTGATTACAGTTAATTTATGTCATTTTTCAATCACGTCCAACTCCATGAGTATGATATCACCGACCTTGGAATAAGGCAAGCGTGTTATGATGAACTCGTGGCAGATGGTAACAATTCAGACGAGAAGCAATTAAGAATTCTCGCCGCCGCTATGTGTGAAGAGTTCAAAGATTATATGCGTCCCTTGTTCCAATAAACAAACTGTCACTCCCCATGCTTTTTACCCTCGCTTTTTTGCTATACTACGTATGTACTCAAGCAAATTTTATGCAACGCCTAGAACTGACAATGGGGAGAGACATTCCAGACAACGGGACTGTCACCGATCACATGATGGACAATTTCATCAAATCTGAAATCATGCCCCATTTTGAGTACGGCACTTTCATAGATGGCGAAGGTCTCTGGAAAGGTAAGCGAGAGCAAACCAAGATTTTTTATCTTGAGGTTGAGGATCGTGAGGTTGAAGAAATGCTCCTCACTTTCAACTGCATCGCCGCCGCTTACAGAAAGCAATTCAGACAGGATTCTGTCCTAGTCTCCCAAGTTCAAACTAACGCCATTTTTATCTAAATGACTTCAATCCGTTACTGGTCACAGGGTGACCAACGCAACGCTAGAAAAATTTCTTTCTCTAGCGTAAGCAAGGCAAAGGAAATGCTCGCATTTTATCAAGGTGCTGGTATTAGGTGTGAACTAGCAAAATGAGATACGTTTTAATTTTGCTGGTCATCTCATGCGGTTGGGTTCTCGGTAGTACTGCCATTAAAAGCATGAACGAGATCACAAACCAGCGTAACGCCCAGATCTGTCAAATTGACCCAACACTGTGCCAGTCTGCAAAGTGAACACACTTGCCCCACTAGGGGCATTTTTATGGTTATAATAATACCATGAACAACAAAGAACTCAAATCATTCTACAACGGACAGGTCTTAATGAATGAGACCGCTTCAAAAGATCCAGTTGTACGTGCTGCCCTTGACGCAATGGCAAAACGCAATTTTGAAATGCTTGAAGTTCCCACGGGTGGGACTTGGTACATCAGCGATAGGCATTAACCGCCTACCGCTTTTTTTCTGTCATCATTCAACACTATGAAACGACTTCCCAAGAATCACACCTTCGCTACTGAACGCAAATCAGGAAAGCAAGTTGGCAAGCAACCCCAAATACCTGGTGTGATTTATTTCATGGTCTGTCTTGCCAATGCCATTACATCAGATGACACAGATTGGATTGCTGTTAAGATCGGTCTTGCATCAGGTGGCGAGGCAGAGGCATATAAGGTTTTGTGTAATCACCAAACCTCAAATGATGGAGACCTAAAATTTATCCGACTGCTTCCAGTCAATAGGGTCGGATATGCTGAGGCGTTTTTCCATAAGGTGATTGGTAATTCTGGTTACTCAACAATTCATGGTAAGGACTCTAAGGTTCCTGACCGATACAAGAAATTCTATGAACTGCAAGAAGGTGGCGGCGAGTGGTTCGTTATCCGCCGTGCCATGCTTGATAAGTTCATTGAGCAAGCAAAAGAAAAACTATCATGCGGTTTTCCTGAGGTGTGGGCAGATGGATGGATCGGACAATCATATGCAAATGATCCTGTGAAATTTGAATACGATTCTAACGGACTGCCACGGGTTGACATTTCTGGAAGACAGGGAAGACCGATTGAAGAAAAGGCGTTGAGATTCGCTTGGTCGTATCGGCACTTGACCCGATTTGCCCCAGAAGGATGTCACTCTATCACAAATTGAACAATCGCACAACACCCTGTCCGAAATGACAGGGTTTTTTTATGGGTGCGGTGCGTGGGGGTGCGCCGAGTGGGACTCCTATCCATTCAAAAGTCTACAAAAGTATCCCAACGACATATAAATATTTCGCCATAAAAAAATTATGAGAAAAGGTCAACGACTACATCCAGCGACTACACGTGGTCAATATAACACATATGCTTCTCAAAGGAAAAGGAAGGAGAGGTCTGAGAAGAAATACATAAGATCTCAGAAACGCCCCAAGGCATCCCCCAAGAAAAGGAAGAGGAAGTATTCCCTACTCTCAGAAATTATTGATATTCTAATACGTGCTGCTAAATATCTGCACAGACTATTTGCAAAATGAAAAAATCTGTGCTAGAATTTAGAAAAAATTTTCCAGGTAAAAAATGCCCGAAAAAGACGAGCTAAAATATACAGCAAAAGATATCCCAAGTATAATAGAGAACATGACTGAGAATACAGAAACTACTGGAAACGCCGTTCCAGGTATTGAGGTAACTCAAACCCCTGGACTAATTCCAGAAACACCCAGTGCAATGCCAGGGTATGACCCAAACACTGCAACAGCACCTGGAGAATATGCAGCAGCAGTAGATCACCAAGTAGAGTCAATGCGTCCATCCGAGATGCCAGTATCAGATGCAGCAGAGGAAGCACACTCACAAATGATGGCAGATCCTGCATATGCAATTGCAACACATGAGCATCAATTGAATAAGATTGCTAACATGTTAGAAGAACTATGTTCAAGAGTTATCTCAATTGAAGCAAAGATTATGCAGCATGAGGCAGAACATCATGGACCTGATCCTAACAATCCTATGGCAGACTATCCAGAAGTACAAGCACATCAGAACAGAGCATGAGAGATTTACCAATAGATGAGAATTACTATGAGAAAGTACTTAATAACTTTGAACAGTTTTGTGATGAGTTTGAATTTGCTGCTGCTAAGAGATTTTCAGGGGTAGATAATGACTCAACAGCACCACTTACAGATGAGCGAGTTGAACGAGTCGCTCCAGAAGTTGTCCGAGAGGTTGACGAAGTTGGAGAAGACGATATCCTCGCTAGAGCAACCACAATTGATGTACCGTCCACCGAAGTCACAGAAACATGAGAGTATAGTGGAAACACTAAACTATCTACATAATTCAGTAGAGTGTTTGTTGGAGATAGAACGTGGCAAATGAACCAGGTAACATAGTAGATTCATCTACTTTAGATACAGTAAGTAGTAATCCTACTGCGATATATCCTTTACAATCACATTTTGGATCTAATAAAACTTATAATACCATTTATTGTGGTGGTGCTCAGATAAGTGGATTAGATCCTCTTAGTGATCCTACCGATGTTTCTGGTACACCTATCCCACCTAATCCTGTTCCTGTTCCACAACCATTACCTAGAACTGCTCCTATTGTTGGGATTGTCAACTCAGCAGCACGGGGAGTTTATTTTGAAGGTACTCTCGTTCCAGTCATAGGTGACGGAATTACTGGCATTGGTGCAATACCTAATCCGAGGCCCTTGACAACCCCTGGGAAGTATCCTACAATATACATTGGTACTAAAACTTAGTTAATGGCACTTTATAATAATTCTAGTCTACACGTTCCTGCTAAACCTAAGAAAACGAGACAGGGCAATTCACAAAATACAAAGCTTTCTGCATCTTCACGTAATCATGCTAAGAAGCGTTACAGAGGGCAGGGAAAATAGGGCGGTGCTCCGAACGCCGAAAATCTCCGAAAGATCATGACATATCAAGCATTGCATTCGTGGCTCCATATTAAAGACTCTCCTATAGCAGGGCAGGGCATCTTTGCACGTGAGGAGATACCAGTGGGGATGGTTTTAGGTATGTCTCACCTTATCGTTGATGAGGTCATCTATAGGACTCCCTTGGGAGGGTTCATTAATCATAGTGAAGACCCTAATTGCGTGAAATGGCAAGAAGAAGATAAGTATTTCGTCAAAACTTTAAAGCAAATACATGCTGGAGAAGAGCTTACGCTTAAATATACGTTTTATAGTGTCTAAATAAGATTGACTTCGTATATTTGTCGGTAGATGGCGGCCACGTTGTCCTTCAAGGACATTAATATTACTTTTAAGAAGCATCCTGTTACTAATGACTTAGTTGTTAGTAGGGATGCTTCTGCTATTAAGCAATCAATTGTAAATTTATTGTTGACCAATAAAGGAGAAAGACCTTTTAATCCTGATTATGGATCTAATATAAGAAGTTATTTGTTTGAACCATTAGATTATGCTACAGCAGGTCAGGTGTCATCTAGTATTCAAAACACCTTAACTGAATTTGAACCAAGAATTACTGTTATATCAATAGATACAAGTCCAAACTATGATCAAAACGGATTTGAAGTTGAACTGACGTATGAAATAGTAGGTTCAGATGATCCACCAATTGCTGTAGAACTGTTCTTAAGTAGGACGAGATAATGCCATATACCCAGTTAAACAATTTAGACTTCACAGATATTAAAACTGCTCTCAGAGACTATATGAGAGCACAGACCGATTTCACTGATTATGATTTTGAAGGTTCTGCATTAAGTAATATACTTGACGTACTAGCATATAATACGTACTACACCGCATTTAATACCAACATGGTAGTAAATGAGATGTTCCTTGACTCTGCTACTCTGAGGGACAATGTAGTATCTCTTGCAAAGCAATTAGGATATACACCCAAGTCAATTACATCACCTAAAGCAATTGTTGATCTTGTACTTACCTTTACTGGTGGTAGTATTCCTTCATCAGTGACTTTAAAGGCAGGAAGTGGGTTTGTAAGCAATTATGATGGTTCTCTGTATCGCTTTGTATTAACAGAAGATACAAAAGTATCAGTTGCTAATAATATAGCATCATTTATAGGACTTTCAATATATGAAGGTTCTCAAATTACAACTAATACTACAATTGATTCAACTCTTAATAATCAAAGGTTTATTATTGATAATAATGGAGTTGATACTAATACAGTTAGTGTAAAGGTATTTGAATCTGCTAATTCTTCTGTATATGATGATTATGCTGTTGCAAGTAATATATTAGATATTGGTGCTACTGATAAAGTATTCTTTATTAGTGAAACCGAAGATGAGAACTATGAGATTTTCTTTGGCGATGGTGTTTTAGGTAAAAAACTTAATGATGGCAATGTAGTTCAAATAAGTTATGTGATTACTAATGGTGATGTAACAAATGGAGCAAGAACATTTACATTTAATGGTCTTTTAGAGGATCAAAACGGTACTCCAGTAACTACACCATTCGGAATTACCTCAATAACAACAACTTCAGTTGCAGCAGGTGGTGCAGCAATTGAGAGTATTGATAAAATTAAGTATAATGCTCCTAAATTCTATGGATCTCAGAATAGAGCAGTAACTGCTAACGATTATAAAGCAATTGTTAGGAATTTATATCCATCTATTAGTGATATTATTGTATTTGGTGGAGAAGATCAGGTTCCACCTGCATATGGTAAGGTATTTCTTTCTATCAAACCCACTGAAGCTGCTTCATTGTCAGCATTTACTAAAAATGATCTAAAAAATAAGCTTAAAAAGCACACAGTTGCATCTATTAGACCAGAATTTGTTGATCCTTCCATTCTTTATTTGGAATTAACAAGTAATATTTACTATGATGTTAATAAAACTAAGTTTCTTCCAGCAGAAATAGCAGCAAAAGCATCAACTACAGTAACAGAGTATCTTAAGACCTCTGGAACTGAAAAATTTAATGGAAAATTTAGATATAGTAAGTTTATTACTGTAATTGATAGCGCAGATCGTGCTATCAATTCAAATGATACTGATGTTACTATGAGAAAGGATTTTATTGCACAGATTAATTCATCTTCATACTATGAAGTGTGTTATGGCAATCCTTTCTTAATTGATTGTAACAATCCAGTTGTTACATCAACTGGTATGACAGTTTTTGAATATCCCAATGTCACTTCTTACTTAGAGGATAGAAGTGGTAAATTGGTACTATATAGACTAGATTCTATTACTGGTGAGAAAATTCTATTGAATGATTCAATAGGAATTGTAGATTATGATAAAGGTGAGATAACAATGACTGACTTCACCATATTAAAAGGAACTTTCTCTGATAATCGTATTGAATTAAGAGTAAAACCTGCTAATAAGGATATAGAAGTTAAACGTGAGATGTATTTGGATGTAGATATATCAAAGAGTAAATTCGTTGCATATAAAGAAGAGTAGGGATGCCTAAAACTGCGAATAAGATCTCCTTTTTAGTTGATCAGCAATTACCTGATTTTATCAATGAAGAGTATGAACTGTTTGGAAAGTTCATACAAAAGTATTATGCGCAGTTAGAATTACAAGGTCAACCATATGATATTGTTGAGAATCTTTCAACATATCGTGATATTGATTTTTATGAGAATAATCTTTTAAATCAAAGTACAACTCTCAGTGGACTTATAAATTCTAGCGATACTACTATAACAGTAGCAGATGCTTCTTCATTCCCTAAGAATGGTGGATACTTCAAGATAGATGATGAGATCTGTTTTTACAAGAGTAGAACAGATACTCAGTTTAAAGAAATTAGTCGTGGTGTAAGTGGGAATACGAAATTAGGAGATCTCTATTCATCAAGTACATTTGTTACTACCCAAGCATCCAGTCATACCAATGGATCTCAGGTACTTAATATTAGTAATCTCTTTTTGTATGCTTTAATTAAGAATTTTGAAAATGAATATCTAGTAGATTTTCCAGAAGAATATTTAAATGCATCAGTTGATAAAAGGACTCTTATTAAAAACATAGGTTCTTTCTATCAATCAAAAGGAACTGATAAGTCTGTTAAATTCTTATTTAAGTGTTTGGTTAAGGATGATCCCGAACCAGAAATTGCATATCCACGAGATTTTACATTAAAGAGTTCTGATTCTACTTGGGTGAATAACTATTCACTTAAAGTTAAAGTTTTATCAGGTACGGTAACAGATCTTATTGGTAAAAAGATTACACAAACCAGTGGTACATATGCTTCTGCTGTTGTTGATAATGTACGTTATGATGGTAAGTATGATGGAGAAGAGTTATATGAGATCATACTTAACGAAGCAAGTGTGAATGGAGAGTTTTCCACAGCTGCGAGAACTAAATTAACTGAGTCTATCATTACTAATGATACTGTTGGTGATGTAATTGATGTAGAATCCACAATGGGGTGGAGTAAGGAAGGCGAGTTTACTATTGGCAGTGAAACATTCACATTTGAAGATAAGAATGTTAATCAATTTATTATTAAGACAAGAGATGGCACTGGAACACATTCTATAGGAACTCCAGTAACTTATGGAGCAAATGTATCTGGTTCTACTGTAACTCTTCTTGTATATGGTGTATTCTATAATGCAATTAATAAGACAGAAGCACCTTATTCAAATCCTGGTGATATTCTTGAGATATCTGATCCTGGGTTTACCACGACTGATGTAAAACTATTTGATGCTCAGAATAATCTTAGATGGACAATTGGAGGAAATGCTGCTGTTCTTGGAGATCTTAATGGTAATGTATCCGCTATCTATGAAGATGGAGAAGGTTATTATATAGCATCTTCTGGATTACCAAGTCATAATCTTGCAGCTAATATGACATCTGCTGATCTTAAAGATCAGAAGCAATTAAAGATTATTAGAAAGAATCCAATTTCTACTACTGAGATATATGAGACTAAGTATAGAGATGTTGGTATCTCTGTTAATGGTATTCCTTTTGTAAGCTATAAGGATGAGGATGTCATTTTAGATGGACCTCTACAAAAAATTACTGTTAATACTAAAGGTACTGGATATAAGGATGATCCTTTCGTATTAGTAGGTGGTCTCTCTGGTAAGGCAATATCACATCGTTCTGGAGAGACTGTAGAATCTGTAACCATTACTGATGCTGGTGAATATACTTCTATTCCTACAGTAGAAATTGTATCTGGTAGAAATGGAACTGGTACTGCTGTTGTTACTAATGGAGTAGTTACTAGTATTTCTATTAACAATGCAGGTGAGTATTATTCAACTCCTCCTGTTGTAAGAGTTACAGATTCCGCAGGAAAGGGTAGGTTTGCGGAATATACTACTACAGTTAGTACTGCTGGTGCTATTACTGGGTTTATTAAGGTTAATGGTGGTAATTATTATACGCAAGAGAATGTAAAGGTTGATGTTATTACTGTAGGATCTGGAGCAGGTGCAACTGCTACAGTTAAAGAATGGAGGAAGGACAAGTACTATAAGAATAAGAATTTATTAGATGCTAATAATGGTTATAGGTTCCATAACTTTGATTCTGCTAAAGGATATGGATATGGTTATTACGCATCTCCTACTATATTAAGAACAAATGATACTGGAACTAATCATTCTCCTATTCTAGGGTTCGCATATGATGGTAATCCCATATATGGTGCTTATGGTTATACAGACCCACTAGACAGTTCTAGTACTGTCACACAGATGACTTCTAGTTATCTTGGTAATACTACTAGACCTAATGGTCCTTCTATAACAACATATCCTGTTGGAACATTTATTCAGGATTGGGTATTTACAGATGCATCAGGTACTTTAGATCAAAATAATGGACGTTTTTGTGTTACACCAGAATATCCTGATGGAACATATGCATATTTTATTACGGTAGATTCTTCTGGTGATCCTAGATTTCCATATATTCTAGGAAATAACTATTATTCATTACCACTAGATTCTAACTATAATTCTAAGATAACTCAAGATGATTTGCCAGTAAGTGCAAATAGATTGAGAACTTCTGGTATTAGTAGAAATGGTGTTAAAACACTTGCTAAAGTTAAGGATGTAACTAGAGGAACTGTATCATCTGCTACAATTGTTAGTAGTGGATCTAATTTTTCAGTAGGTGGTGGATTAGTAATTGATAATTCTGATACAGAAGGGTCTGATGCTGCTGGAGAAGTTGAATCTGTTAAAGGAAGAACTGTATCATCTATTGAATCTCAGTCTGTCAAAGCACTGTATATTGAACTTAGTGATAGTGCTTATCTATTTGATGGTGGTACTATTACACAGGCAAATACTGGTGCTACTGGTAGCATAGTTGGTAATGTATTTTCTGCTAAGAAATTTGCTCTTAGAAATGTATCTGGAACCTTTAATAGTACATCTGTACTATCATCAGATACTAAGGTATTGAATTTGATATTGGACAAGAAATCTTCTTATAGTAAGAGTGCTACTCTTACATTTGGAGATGGTATAAATGCTGCTACAGCAACTGCTACTGTTCTTGAAACAACCAATGATCAAAATAGTGTTAAGATTAAAGTTTTAACTGGTATTTTCTCTGTTTCTGATACTCTTTATTTGACAAGTTCTAATCTTGTTAATACTACTGGATCAAAGATAGTTTCTTTTAGTTCTTTAAGTGAAAATTTAACTCCATTCAAAGTTCAAGATAATGTCGCTATATTAACAACATCAGATGCACATGGTGTTGCTATAGGAGAAAAGATTAATATTGATATCAATCCAAGTGATGCAGCATCTACAACAACTTGGTATGTAAGAAAGAAAGTTTATCAAGAAGCAGTCCTTAAGAACCCAGTCATATCAACGACTCTCAGCGATACTGGAGTGGGTAGAGTTGGTATCTTAAATGGTGGTGGTGATTACACTGCTGGTACATATACCGACATTGCACTATCTGGTGGATCTGGATCAGATGCTAAAGCAACTATTGTTGTATCATCTGCTGGTCTTGTTAATAGTATTACTATTACTTCCAAGGGAAAAGATTATAAACAGTTTGATGTTCTTAGTGTTTCTGGTACTGCATTGAGTAAAACAGGAGGATCTACTAAGCCAGATCTTCAATTAAGTGTAGATCATGTAGGATTCTCTATTCAGAACACAGTTTTGAATGTTGTTAATACAGATAATATCACTGTTAATGACAAATTACAGATTGGTAATGAAATTGTTACTGTACTTTCTAAGAGTGGTACTGCACTAACTGTTAGAAGGGCAGAGGAATCTACCTCAGCACTTGATCATTTTAATGGTGCTATTGTTTCTGTATACGATTTTGGATATACTCTTCCAGTTAATCATGCTACTGGTGCTACTTCTAAAGATGCGAAAATTGTATCATATAATTCAACTACACAAAAGGCAGTTTTTGCATGGGATTATGATCAAACAACTGCAACTATTAATAAGTTAGATCTTAATACTGTATTCTATGATAATAGTGCTGATAAGAAATTAGTTCAATTAGTATCATTTACTGCTCCAGATACTTATTTTGAGTTCTCTTCTGATAATACTACATTTACAAGAAATCCAAATATTGATGTAAGAAAGTATTACAAATATAATTTTGATATATCTCATGTTTCAATGAGTGGAGTTGGTTTTGATATTTCTCCTAGTAGAAGCTTTAATCTTGTTACTCCAGAAAGAACTATATCAGGAAATATTGTTGACCTTAAGTTGGGGTTTGGAACAAGAACTTCAACTAATACTTACAGTGTTAAAAAAGGTGTATCATATACAAAATATTATTATTATGATAGAGATGGGGTAGTTAATTCAGAGCATTCTTATTTTAATATTATTAATGATCCTCTACAAGGAGAAAAAACTTCTCTATATGTGACTCCAACTAAAATTTTATATTCAACAGATACCAAATCTCTCAATGATGGTACAGGAACAATTGAATATATCTCAAAATCTTTATCTTCTGTTGGAGAGATTAATTCCTTAAAAATTAGTAATATAGGAAGAGACTATAAAAAAGTTCCTATTGTAACTGGTGTTTATGATAAAGATGGTAATATTGATAATACAGTATCTGCTTTCTTGAACAGTACGGATATTGGTATACCAAGTAGTATTCAAATTGATACTAATGGTGGTTCCTATCATAGTGATCAAACAATAAAATCAAATGTTAGATCAAATTATATTTTTAAATTGTCTGGATTTGATAGTGATTCTTATGACGTTGGTGAAACAATAGTTCAAAGATCTGGAGCAACTGAAATTGCAAGAGCTAGAGTAACTTCTTGGAGAAAGGGATCTAATATTCTTGTTGTTGATAGAGTTACTGGAATCTTTAGAGAGAATCAACAAATTATTGGTTTAGCAAAAGGTAAACGAGCAACTCTTGATAATATAAGTTACAGTGAATTTACTCCTGTTATTAAAACATATTTTGATAATATAAGTTACAATGAATTTACTCCTGTTATTAAAACATATTTTGATAATATTGGAAAGTATACTTCCGATCTTGGTAAAGTAGGTGATGCAAATCAAAGGATACATGATTCTAATTACTATCAAGATTATTCGTATCTTATAAAATCAAAAACTCCAATTAATACTTGGAGATCTTTAATAAAAGAAACAACACATCCATCTGGATTTAAAGTATTTGGCGAAGTTGATATTGAAACTTCTGCCGAAATACCAATGAGCAATAGTTCAACAACTACTTATAGTAGTTTTATAGAACTTAAATCTAATATTAAAGTAGAAAGTGTTACTAAAACAGTTACTCAATATATTGTATCAACAGAATCTCAATTAATTGAACAGGGTGTTGGATCTGTATCCATTGATTCTGCGAATACAACAGAGATATTATCTAAGAATATTAAATTAACTCCTGCTTTTGATGGTGCTTTATCTAATAAAGGCAATTTATCAGGAACTAAAACTTTTGGAATTCGTGATAATAACAATAATGTAGTTACTCCATATAATGAACAGGCATTGATGATTACTCTTGATGGTATATTCCAAGAACCTGGAGTTGCATATACTCTATCTGGAAGTAATATAACATTTGCTCAACCACCACTTGGACCATCTACAAAAAATTCACAATCAATTCCTGGAGTTAGATTCTATGGCAAGAATTATCAGTTCAAGACTAATAGTTTAAATTCAAGGTATTTTAAGAAGATTAGAAACATATATCAGAGAAATGGTAGATGGATTGATGCTGCTAATCAACTTGAACAGAATAAAGCATATATTCAGGGTGAAACTCTTGGTTATATTAGGAATAAGTTTCCTACGTTAACATGGGGTACTCTTTCTGTTAAGTGTTCTAGAGACATTGGATTCATTGTAGATGCATTATCACATGATTTAAGGTTTGGAGGCAATCAGGGCATCGTAGAGGCGATTGAGAAGTATTTCAATAATGATATCCTTGATTATATCCAAGGAGAGCAAGAAGAGACACTAGAAGCATATGAGTATGCTGTTGAACTTGCTAAGAAGGCAATGCGGAATGATTTGCCAACTGGAACTTATACAACTGTAGCACCTTATGCCAACATTAATATATTAGCAGATAGTTCTCCTAAGTGTGCAGATGTTGAATCTGCTTTAACTACTCTTGCTGGAGTAATAAGATCAATCTTTAGTGGTGGACCTGGATCAGTAACTTTATCTTATCCAGATTATATTGATGGTAAGAATAAGATCTTTGATTTATATTATGAAGATGGTATAGGTGTTGCTTTAGATCCTAGTGAAGATTTATTGATTGGTATATCTGGAGTTATTCAACATGATTCTGCTTATAGTATTGATAGATCATCTGTACCAAATAAGGTTGTATTTACAAGTCCTCCTCTTTGGGGTCAAGGACCAAACACAAAGACTTTAGGTGAACCATTAGCAGTTGATAAGTTTTTTGCATATGGTGTTGGAAATTATTATAGATGTGAACTTAATAATTCTGATGTTACTTCAGGATCTGTTGGTCCTTTCTTAATCTCAAGATCTTCAGATAAAGAAGTTGTTAATATTACTGATGGTAGATTCATGTTGGTCTTTATAGACGGTGTTCTACAAAGAGAAGATTCTTATAATATTAATGGTCCAACAATTATTTTTGATGATAAGATATATCCAAAGAGCAATGTTGAATTGATACATCTTTATGGTAGAGACCTTGATCAAAGTATAACTTTATATGATTATGAAGGTGCTGAATATTATAATGAGATAAATCTTAAATTTGATGGTACTAGTGGATCTTTCACTGCTTTTGAAAATTGGTGGGGTAAGTTTTTTGAAGAAGATATGATTGCATACCAGAAGTCTGGTGATGAAAAGAAGATAATTGGTAGTATGAAGTCTTATAGTATTGATAGTTCTGATGATTTAACAATTCAAATTTCGGGAAGAAATCCTGATACAACTGCTGGTAAGGTATACTTCTCTGGATTAAAAGATTTTAGTGATGAAATTGAACTTAATCTATCATTTACAGTTGATGTTATTAAAGATTCTGATAATGATTATAAGATGCAGAGGAATGCAACTAGATGGTTATATGGATCTGTAAAGGCAGATGAATCATTCTATGTTAAAAATAATCTTTCTGCTAATTTGAATACTGGTGATCTTATTAAAGTTAGTGGTGAGGATGAATATAGGACTATTAACAAGTTACCTCAATATTTTACACCTAAGACTTATAATGCAGGTGATGACCCATCTCATAATTTCTTTGGATCTGTTACTTCAACAAATTATAATGGTGAGGAGAGAGGAATAGGTCTTAGTGTTAGTTGTACTGTTTCTGGTGGTAAAGTAGATACAATTACATGGGATAAGAATGTATCGGTATCTGGTTATTTTGATGCACCCATTTTACACTTCATTCCTGAGAATCAACAAGGTGGTGGAGCAAGAGCACAAGTTATTGTTGATAATAGTGGAGATATTCTTGATATTATATTGGTAGATGGTGGTTCTGGATATACAAAGGCACCTAAAGTTGTTGTTGCTAAACAATATGATCTTATAAAGAGGAAAGATAGAAAGATTGATTCTTTTGTAAATTTAATTTTACACAATCAAACTTCTAGTGTTGCACAACCAGGACCAGTTAATGCGGAAAGTCATATTGGTAAAACTACTAGTGGATCTCTTAACCCAGCTGGTGCTATTACTAGTGTAGTATATGCTCCTACTGGAGTAGGAATAAGTAAGTTTAATATCATTGTTGATGCTATTGGTGTTAACATAGCATCAACACTTGAAGTTTCAAAAGAATTCTTAAAGATATATCCTGATAGTCAAATTGATATTTCTTCTACTCCATCAACAGATCCTGTCATTAAGGTACATGTTGAACCTGATACACTTTTAGCAACTAGTCAAGAAAGCACTATTGAAGTTGGAAGATCCTTCCAATACTATTTGGGATTTGTTGATCACCGTGCTTGGACTAATCCTCCAGCTGGATTTGCTGATATAACATTAAGACCATCTTTCTTAATGTGGGAAAGTGCGAAATTTATGGATACTGGTGATATACTACATAATGGTGTATCAGTTTCCGCATTGACTATTGCAGAAATTACTAATTGGGGATTTAATCCAACAGATTTCAGAGATTGGTCAGGTTCGGGTATTTCTAGTGGTGGAGTGTCGTTCAATGTAGCATTCCCATCTATTAATAATTACATGGGTAGGATTAACCAGAACCTTGTTGCTGGAGACGTTATTGTCTATGCAGCATCTACTTCAGATTTCCCTGCTTCGGGAACCTTACAACTAGGAACCGAACAGATTACTTACACTGGTAAGTTAAGTGATCGCTTTACAGGATGTACACGGGGTGCTAATGGAACGACTGCCATTGCACATACCGCAGGTGACTACTTCAGAAGTGCGTAATAAATACGTATAAATAA